ATCATCGCGGAGCCTGACTTTGAGGCAATTCTGGCTGATACAAAGGCCATGATGATTGCGGCTTATCCCGCCGAACAGCGTGAAGCCGTCTCCGCCGCGCTGGAGCTGGAATCGGAACCCCTGAACGTTATCGCCCAGACAACAGCGTTTCGTGAAATGCTGTTACGCCAGCGGGTCAATGAGGGTGCACGCGCCTGCATGCTAAGCCACAGCGCCGGGGCAGACCTGGACAACCTCGCGGGCAATATGAACACAAAGCGCCTGGTTATCACTCCGGCAACGGATACCACCGACGCAGTGATGGAAAGTGACACCTCGCTGAGACTGCGGGCGCAACGGGCGTATGACGGTCTGAGTGTTGCTGGCCCGTCAGGTGCATACGAGTATTTTGCACGCAGCGCCAGCGGTCTGGTACGCGATGCGCGGGCCATCAGCCCGTCTCCGGCCAACGTGACGGTTTCCATCCTGTCCACTGAGGGCGACGGCACAGCAACGGAGGCGTTGCTTAATACCGTTCGCGCCGTTCTGAATGCAGAGGATACCCGCCCGGTGGCTGACCGCCTGACGGTACAGAGCGCCAGAATCGTGACATGGCGGCTGAATGCAAAACTGTACTTTTACCCCGGCCCGGAATCCGAACCTATTCTGGCCGCGGCTGAATCGTCGTTCAGGAAGTGGCTGGCTGAGCAGGGGCTTATCGGTCAGGACGTGGCGTTGTCCGCCATTGCTGCCGCACTGCATGTGCACGGTGTGCAACGCGTGGAGATAATCGAACCCACACAGAATATGGCCATCAGCGACATACAGGCAGCGCGCTGTGAGTCATTCACCATCAGCGAAGGTGGGCGCAATGAGTAATTCACTGTTACCACCATCAGCCAGCAATTTCATGCGTTGTGCCGAAGCCGTCGGAACACGCATTACAGACATTCCGGTAGACCTCAACACGCTGTGGTCGCCGGACACCTGCCCGGTGCATCTGCTGCCTTATCTCGCCTGGGCGTTTTCCGTTGACCGCTGGGATCGCAACTGGCCGGAAGAGACAAAGCGACAGGTGATTCGTGATGCATGGCTGATACACCGACACAAAGGGACCATCAGCGCACTGCGAAGAGCCGTGGAGCCGCTCGGCTATCTGATTGAGGTGAGGGAGTGGTGGCAGCTCAACGAGGAGCCGGGGACGTTCCGCATCGTTGTTGGCGTGCTTGAGCAGGGTATTACCGAGGAAATGTATCAGGAGCTGGAGCGTCTCGTTGCTGATGCAAAACCTGCAAGCCGCCATCTGACGGGACTGGCTATCAGTTTAAGTACAACCGGCAACATTTTTGCCGGTGCGGGATGCTATCACGGTGACGCCCTGACGGTTTATCCCTACACCCCGGAGGCCATTATTGTCGGAGGGGATTATTTCCCGGTCTCGGCCATTCATTTAATTGATAACCTGAGAGTAAACGCATGACAGTGAAATACTACGCCATTCTGACTAATCAGGGCGCAGCACGGCTGGCTAACGCGACGATGCTCGGCAGTAAGCTGAATCTGACGCAAATGGCCGTTGGTGATGCGAATGGTGTCTTGCCGACACCAGACCCGGCACAGACAAAACTGATTAACCAGAAACGCATTGCGCCGCTGAATCTTCTGAGTGTTGACCCAAACAACCAGAGCCAGATTATTGCGGAGCAAATCATCCCTGAGAACGAGGGCGGATTCTGGATCCGTGAGATAGGTCTTTATGATGATGAAGGCGTACTCATTGCGGTGGCGAACTGCCCGGAAACGTACAAACCACAGTTACAGGAAGGCAGTGGTCGTACCCAGACCATCCGTATGATTCTGGTCGTCTCGAATACCGAAGCCATCACGCTGAAAATCGACCCGTCAGTGGTGCTTGCGACCCGCCAGTATGTAGATCAGCAAATAGAAGTTCATGAGCAATCGCGCCGTCATCCATCTGCTTCTTTGACAGAAAAGGGATTTGTACGTCTGTATAGCGGTGTGGAAAGCAATGATGAAACAGTCGCTGCAACGCCAAAAGCAGTGAAAATAGCGATGGATAATGCCAGCGCCAGACTGGCAAAAGACCGCAATGGTTCTGATATTCCCAATCCGGCACTGTTTGTTCAGAATCTGGGATTGAAAACGACTGTTGATAAAGCAGCATCAGCGATTCAGCCAGGAGATTATGGAATTGGTCTGGCTTATCTGAAAACCATGGGAACCAAATCGCAATTTTTTGCTTACAGTACAGCTGTCGGCTATCCAGAAGTGCCAACACATGGTGCTGGTTTCCAGGCCTGTTACAACAACAATCGGCGTGCACAAATTTATGTCGCTAATGATGGCAAGATGTACTGTCGATTCAGCATGTTATCGAAAATTGCCGATGATGAAACACCATGGAATCAGGTGTTCACCAGTGCACATTATCCAGAAGCATCAGTGAGTGCTAAAGGAATGGTGCAACTGGGGAACGATGTAAACAGTGAGTCAGAAAATGTTGCGGCGACATTGAAAGCAGTAAAGGAAGTATATGACCTTGCCAATGGAAAACAACCTGCCGACGCCACACTGACCGCACTGGCAGGCCTTGCCACTGCGGCAGACAAACTTCCGTATTTTACAGGGAATGACACAGCCAGCCTGACAACCCTGACTAACGTTGGACGGAATATTCTGGCTAAAGCAAGCACACAGGCGGTTATTCAATATCTTGGTCTGAGCGATGCAAGTGGATACGTTGGACGCTGGCTGAATACCCGGGTTTTCACCTCATCAGGTACGTACACCCCGACGCCAGGAACAAAACGGATCAGGGTCACAATAACGGGCGGCGGTGGCGGAGGGGGCGGCTGCAAGGCTACATCCAATAATGAAACGTTTTTCGGTGCTGGCGGCGGGGCAGGTGGGACAGTAATCACCACGCTGATCCTGACGAAGGATAGTTATCCTGTCACTATCGGCGCAGGTGGGGCCGGCGGCGTTAGTGCGACGAACGGCCTCAAGGGCGGTGATAGCTCGTTCGGATCGGTAATAGCCCCTGGTGGTGAAGGTGGTGGAAAATCAGGAGTCACAAACACGAACGGTGGTAACGGCGGTGTGCCAAGTACTGGCGGTATCAACATCATTGGTGGAAATGGAGGCGACGGTCAGTCCGGAAATACCGGCGTCAGCGGTGAAGGCGGAACATCGTACTGGGGTGGCGGTGGACGCGCAGGCGCAGGCGGTGGCGTTAACGGTAAGGCATATGGTTCAGGTGGCGGTGGTGCATACGATGCCGGTTATAGCGGAACCAGTATGACGGGCGGGAAAGGCGCAGCAGGGATTTGTATTATCGAGGAGTTTGCATAATGAATACGTCATATGCAGTTATTGAAAATGGGATGGTTGTGAATGTCATTGTCTGGGATGGCGAGGCTGAATTCACAGTGCCGGATAATCAGCAGCTCATTGATATTTCTGATATCAGTGAGCATCCCGGAATCGGATGGGGGTATTCAGACGGGGTATTTACTGCGCCGCTCCCTCCGGAACGTTCTCATGATGAACTGGTAGCTGACGCTGAACAGAAAAAACAGTCGCTGACAGACGCAGCAATGGCTAATATCAGCGTGATTCAGTTAAAGCTGCAGGCCGGGCGTAAACTGACGCAAGAAGAAACTACCCGACTTAACGTTGTGCTGGATTATATCGACGCTGTGACGGCAACAGATACCAGCACCGCACCGGATGTCATCTGGCCTGAACTGCCGGAGGCGTAGGCTATTCTCCTGCTCCCTGATAAGAAATTTTAATCTTCTCAGGAGGAATACGTTTTTATCAGCTCCAGAGAAACACTTTTAGAAAGAACCGCTAATCTGACCATTAGCGGTTTTGCGTTAATCAGAACAGCCCTTTAACTGAACTGGCCGCGCTGTTAAGAGATGATGTCACCTTATCTTTGAAGCCGGACAGCATATCGCTGAACGATGAGGATTGCAGGCGTTCCCGCAAATCCTCATCACAGCGTTCAAGGGTTAGTGAAAATTCTATCTTTTTCGCCTTACCGTAGCGATCAAACTCAGAGCGGGTCGTACTCGTTTCGGTCAGGACATACATGCCGTAAATCTGCCCGACGCCATCAATCAGAGGCCAGGGGCGTCCGGTATACGCCTGCGTGGTCAGCAGCGACAGCGACACTTCGCCGCCAGTAATTTCAGGATAAAGCACGCCGGAAAGAACAATGCGATCATCACCTGCACCAATATACTGCCAGCTTGCTGAACGGTTAACGCGTTCATTTTTCACATGCCGCCAGCTTTTATTTTGCTGTAACTGCTGATGCGGCAATGTACGCAGCTCAAAAACAAACATGCCGTAGATCATCATCATAGCCATGGCTCCTCAATCTTTATCGTAAAAACTGCCACGCCCGGCACGGGCGCGCCGTTCCACTTCTGCCCTGACCATTTCACCGACCAGTTTCGCCAGTTCGCGGGGATTCTGCGTAACAACGTTATGCAGATGAACATGAATTTCACCACCAAATCCGGAGGCAACAGGCTCCCGGTTACGGGAAGTTACAGGAACTGATGCCACTGGAGATCGTATAGCCTCCGCCACCGGGCGGGAGCTGGCCGCAACAACAGGGACCAGCGCCGGAGGCAGCGGAGCCGGGACCACGGGTGTGATATTAATTGCGGGGGCAGGCTTACTGACCTGCGCAATCTTCCGCTCCTGCCACTCCCCACGAACAGCAAGTGCTCGGGGCAGGTTTTTAAAGACAATATCGCCGGGGCCAATGCGTTTTTTCGTCTCCTCAACCAGCTTACCTGTGTTATCAGCAATTTTGCTGAGTCTGCGCAGCGTACCGGTATTGCTGTCTGTGAGCGGTTTATTGTCTTTGGGGTTATCACCTCCGGTGCCATTGCCATTTTCCACAGGCTTCGGCGGATTGATTTTCGCCAGGTCCCCCTGAAGCAAGGCAACCTTGTCCTGAAGAATGGCCGCACGCTGTGCGTCTTCGATTTTCTTGCGCGCCCTTTCCGCTTCATCCGGAAGCACACCAAGCTTTTCAAGTATCCACGCCAGCGTATCCAGCAACATTTTTGCAGGTGTCAGAACAAGTTGTAACGCACCGCCAAGAACGTTACCGAATATCTCGCCAGCACTGGTACATTTATCCAGAGTTTCCTTGCTGGACTCCATCGGTGACAGCAGCGATTTAAACCAGTTAAACACCTGGCTGATCCCACTCCCGATTGCGTCAAAAACAGGACCAAACCGTTCAAAGGTTTCGCGCAACGGGGTCAGCCTTTCCATAATCCCGCTGAACACCCCGGCAAAAAATGCCCTGATGGGATCCCAGTATTTCCAGATAAGAACGGCAGCTCCGGCAAGCGCAGCCACGATAAGACCAACCGGACTGAACAACGCCCCGATAGCGCCTCCCAGTAAAGAAACGGAACCCGTCACCATTCCCCATAGTGCTGGCAGAACCCTGACAGCATTCATTGATCCGGTCAGGAGGGAAAAACCAAGACGCAGTTTTGCCAGCGGGCCAGCAAGCACACCAATAGCCAGCGACAACGAGCCAACCGTTGCAGTCATTGCCAGCAGTGCACCGCCTGCAATCAGTAGCTGGCGCGTCAGTGCGGGATGGGCCTGCGCCAGCGCCGTCACCTTTGATACCACACGCGTGAGCCACTGCGTGACAGAACGCAGCGGACCGTCAATCAGATCTGCGATGCGGATGCGCAACCCTTCCCATGCACTGCTGAGTGATTTCAGATCGCCGTCAAGGTTGTTGGCCATAACCTTTGCTGTGCGTTCAGCCTCACCGCGCGCGCCTTCAAGTTCTTTTCTCAGTTTGGGTAAGGAACCGTCACCCGCTGCATCAACGAGCGCCATAAACGATGTGAAAGCCTCTTCTCCGGCAATGTCCTTAAAGAACGATACCCGGTCAACTTCCCCGTATTTGCGGGTGGCTTTATAAAGGTCGGCCAGCACATCCTCCATCGGGCGCATTTTGCCCCCGGCATCCGAGACGGACACGCCCAGCTCTTTCAGAGCTTCTGCCGCCGCCTTTGGCGGTGATGCCAGACGAGCCAGGCTGGCACGCATTGCCGTCCCGGCATCACTCCCTCTGATACCCATATTCGCCAGCACGCCCGCCATCGCTGCGGCCTGCTCCAGCGATATTCCCAGCTTACCCGCCACCGGACCTGCATATTTCATGGTTTCGCCCAGTGCGCGAAGGTCAGTGTTGGTACGGGTAAACGCTGCGGTAAGCGTGTCGCCAACCCGGTCCATCTGGTCAGCAGAAAGGCCGAACTGCGTCAGGATATTTGAGCCAATATCCGCCGTCTCGCCGAGATCCATGCCGCCAGCCGTTGCCATGCTAAGCACGCCCGGAAGCGCAGCCTGAATGGCCTGCGGTGTAAAGCCCGCCATTGCAAGAAATGCCTGTCCACTGGCGGCATCGCCTGCGGTGAACTGCGTTTCAGAGCCAAGTTTTAACGCCTGCTCACGCAGCGCCTTAAACTGCGGGCTGTTCTGGTCGATTCGCGTCAGTGCCTGAACGCGGGACATCTCTTTGCCGAACCCGATCGCAGGCTGCAAAAAACGCCCGGCAGCATAGCCGCCCGCCGCTGCCGCACCAATTGCCAGCGCACCACCTGTTTTCAGTTTTCCCGCTGTTTCCTGCGCGCGCGAATACCGCTCACGCGCCCGTGTTACACGCGCAAGCGCCTGCCGTTCGCGTTCAAGCTGGTTGTTGTACTGTTCGGTGCGTCTGATGGCCTGCTGGATGGTGTTATCGCTGCCTGTCAGGGAAATGCCGTGGCGTTTCAGCTCTCCGCCAAGCTCCCGCATTTTCTGAATTTCCCGTGTGCGCGATTCATTCAGGCGTTCAAGCCGGGTGCTTAACTGCTGCATCAGCTTTTGTTGTTTTTCGCTGAGCACTGTACCCGTGCGTTGTAACTGATTAAGGGCGTTAAGCTGGCGTCGTGCTTTCACGATGCCCGCATCCGCTTTACTGACAGCGTCACGGGCGCGCTCAAATGATCGCGCCTGACGCTCGAGATTTTTGATCGCCCCCTGCGTTCGCTGGATGGAGTCACCAAACTGCCCCATCAGGCGGCGGGCGTTTTCGGCAGGCCGGGTCAGCCTGTCAACGGCGCTGAAAGCGACCCGGATATCAAGAGTCTTCATTGTCTGCATTCCCGCTACGAAGTGCCGCCCGCTCACGCCAGCTAACCACTTCGCCGGGCGTCATCATGAAGATTTCGGCGGGCGACCAGTTAAAAATGGCGGCAATATCCGCCACCAGATCTTCGATGTGCTCAAAGCACACCAGGGTGATTACGCTGCCGTCTCCTGCACGCTCTTCGCGCCAGAGTCTGGCTCGCTCATAAAATTTACAGCCACAGCGCACAACTGAATAAAATCGCGTGACGACATTTTTTTAATCATCACTTCATCCAGTCGTGGCGAGGTCACGCGAGGCAACAGCGTGAACATGGTATCCGCTTTCAGATTCAGCACATCAGACAGCGACAGACCACGCAGGGATCCAGCCTGCTCAATAGCCCCGGTGATCTCCACATACGTGATTTTTTCGCCACCACGCTCAATTGGTCGGGTCAGTTTTACGCCACGTTCGACAGCCATATCCTCAACTGCCGTCACATTATCCGCCACGGTGTTATTCCGGGTTTCAGTATCGATGTCTTTCATCTGTTGTCTCCTTTTCAGTCAGAGGCGACGCACTGCGCCGCCAGCATATTACTTATCAGCCAAGCCCAAGCGCGGAACGGATGCGATCGGGCACAATGTCCTTGCCGTCCTTCCGGTAAATGAAGTTCAGCAGGTCAATCTCCCACAACGGGCGATCGTTAACACTCAGCTTGTAGTAGGTGTTTTTAATGGCGTAAGTGTGTGATGTGGCTTCGCCCTGTTTGGCTTCCCCCATATCAATTTCCGTCACACGTCCGCGCATTTCGACTTCATACAGGTCGCTTTCTGCATCGGTGTAGTATTCACCCGCAAAACGCAGCAGCGTGCCGTCAATCGTGCCGCCATACTTAAGGAACAGCTCACGAACTGCGCCCCCCATGACAAAGCTCGCATCAAGCGCGGAGTCGTCC